CGTTCCTACACTGGTTCCATTTCGCTTGATTGTTAGTTTCGCATTGTTCACTATCGGAATGTCCGTTTTCTTTGCGAAGACATTCTTTATTTTCTCCCAGAGCGTTGCTAATCCTTGCTCATCCAAATATTTTTTTATTGCCATTTTAATTTGTGTTTTATGTTAATATACTTAAAATCTCTTGTGTGGTTAGTGGAGTGTCTGCTACTTCAATCTCTAATTCTTCGCTTCCATCAAATGTTTTTTCATTAATTGAAAGTTGCTTAGGCACTTTCTTGACAGAAAATCCCCAATCGACAGTTGTTGTGTTATTGTCGTCTGATGCCTCAATTTCTATGGTTTCATCCGTGTTTAAATTTAATGTCTTATTAGCTCCAGTAGGTACGTATAATAATTGTTCAATCCCATTTGAATTTCCGCTGTTGACTCTGGATGTCAATTGCGCATCAGGAAATGCCAAAGAAAAATAAGAACTTCCGCTATAAACACTATATTGCTTGTTTGTTGTGTCTAATATCTCACATGGATTTTCCCAACGAAAATCTGGCATATTTAGACTTAATGGAATGATTGCAATACTCGACTTGCTGCTTATTTTAGGTAACGTATTAGACATTAAGCACAGAAATACTCTACTTTTGCTCGGCTCAATATTGTCATAATATCTAACATACGTAAATGGGACTGTAACACCAACTGAACCATTATAAAAATACTGTCTTGCGTGAGGCATACTATTTCCGCCGGTTGCTTGTAATAAAAATGAATAATTTGCATTTTGACCCAATCGGGTTAAGTTCCCATTATTAAATGCTAGTAGGAAATGATACACTCCCTTTGTTATGTATTCATGTCCGAGTTCAACATCTTCGTATGCGCGCCAAGACATTAGAGGCATATATACTCCATTATCTTCGTAAGCAGGCATCTCTAAAACCACTCTATTTTCATAATAAGGTCTGTTTTTAAGATCCTTGTAATCTCCGCTGTAAGCAATTGGGTGTAGAGAGTTTAACAAGGCTAATTTGGCTATAACGTTGTTATATCTTTCCGAACTTAGATTAGACATTGAAGCAATTTCGTTAATAGCACTTACAAGTTCCTTGCTTTTTGTTATAAGCTCGCTTGATTGTGTTGGCAATTTCCCTTCCAATACTTCGTCCAGATACAGCAAAACCTCCTCCATCCAGCCTCCAATGCGAAGTGCTGTATTGGCTCTGTCTGTTGTTTCTGCCTTTATCTTTCTTGCTTTTAACAAAAGTTGCTCCAATGAACTCATCTTAAATTCTATTTAATCGGTGTTTAATCAATGTTGAATACGCAGTTAAATATTGGATACCTCTCTATTCCCTCAAATGACTCGCTAAAGATCTCCTCCAAGATGATTAAACCATCTTTGGTAATCGTTGCATATCCAAATGTATATGCCGCACTATAATTTGCGTATTCATCCCTCACTGCGTCATCGAAAGTTCTGTAGGAGACGGCTGTAACCGGAATTACTATATCTCTTTGGGGTCTTACCTCTTCCGGTAATGTAGCATAATGATAAGGCGACCCATTTACAACCGGAACGATCAATCCGCCTTTTAACATCACCTGTCCTGTAGCAGTTCTCTTGGCTTGGAGTTTACGTTCTCCTGAAAATTTAAATTTATCAGCAAAAAATACATAAGGTCCGGTTTGTGTTTCAGGAGTCAAAGTTCCTTGACTTGTAACTACCAACGGAACATCCAACCAATCGGTTTCAGACAATGGAATTTGTCTTTTCGGACGTGGAAAATCTGCCAAATTGTAACTTCCCAATTCTGAACATCTTGCCACTTTGGTAAAATATGCAGGACGGGAAATCTGGTCGTAATAGGTAACCATTTCACTCTTTTCTTCAATTAAGACTTTCGGGCTATATGTCCCAGCCTCAAATGGTATTAATTCGCCACCAACAACGATTGCGCCATCCGTGATGGTATCTCCAATCACTTCACATCCCCACGCAATAAAGTCCGTACCGATTCTCTTGCAAAGCATTTCTATTGCATTGGTATAGGATGATTGCATAAATCTTACCGTTTCGGCGGTAAAGGGGAATCCCTCATTTTCTAATTCTATTCTGTTCATATTAAATTGTTTTTATTAGTAAATTTCGATTGAAAATGTATATCCTGGCAATGCTAATTTAGAAACTGCATTCCTGATTTCCGATACCTGAGAAGAGAGATAACTTGGAACATTCACAACAAAGTCTGGAATCTTTGCTGTTGCGTCTATGTAAAAAGGTGTATAAATCGGATTTACACCTCCTAAATAAACCCTGCTCCGCTCTCCCTTGTGAGAGGTTTCTGCAATGCAGAATGGGAGCATTTGAGGGAGGTAAGTTCCCTCTTTCCCTTCAAAAAAAGTTATATAAACATCACTTCCTCCGTCAGAAAAGGCTCTGTTCAAGTATCTTTCGATATTATACTTACTGCTGTCATATTTCAGAGTAAACAATATCTCCTGTCTTCTTGCCATAAAACGCATGTAGATACTTTTTATGGGTTTTGAAAAGGCTTTGCAAAATCCATACATTACCGGTTTCCTTAAAACGGCTGGCAATAGTAGCAGATTTAATTTATCTATATTTAGTTTAAAATGGCTCATAAGTCACAAATAAATCATTGTCCATATCACACTGAATTGCCCCATAATAGGGTTCATAAGATTCTCCGATGCTTATCATCTCTTCTCGTTTGGCTCCAGCCTTGGATTGTGTAACATGAGCTACTCTGATTCCATCTTGTCTCATTAGTTCTTGTTCTAATATCCTAGGATAAAATACGCCGTTCCATACTAAATTCTGTAAGTGTGTTTGAATCGTCTCTTTTACAGGATTTGCTCCTCCTATGTACCGATTCCCTTTACTATCCAACACAAGCGGATCATAAAGAACTGTCAACCATAGCCGGATGGGATCCGGATTCCCGCTTATGCAAACTACTTGTAATCCGGCATCTGCAATCTGCGTTATATAATTGCGAAACGACTCCAATTCTGCTTCGTTTAGAGGAGAATCTTCTTTGGCAACCTTTATTTGAATTGTCGGACGTGCCGCCATTGTTGTTTGAGTGCTGCATTTCTTCACTATCCTCATTTTTTGCAACTCCTCTTCTGTTCGCAATTGATTGTCATATACTGCCGACTCTTCAGAAAGAGAACACCCATGCTGATATTCCAACGCTTTCTCTCTGTACCATGCCAATGTGTGAGACCGCTTCTTTTCTGCCATCTCGCTAACTTCTGCCAAATGTGCTTCAAACATCGTTTCCAACACCCAAATTCGCACAGCATGCAGGTAGAAAAGAATATTCTCTATGGATACTTTTGAGAACCAATCTGAAAAACGATCCTCAGAAGTAAAGCCATATTTCGCTTGCAGAGTCTTATCTGACATAAATTCATCTGTCATCTCTTTCTTTATCTCTTCTATTGTTCTTGCCATATTTATTCAAATTTTTCGTCAAACGTTTCGTCAAATATCTTCATTTGCACATCTATATCTATATCTTCTATTGTAATTGATGAGGCGGGTTTATAGCCATTTTTTCTGTATATATCGACAACCTTTTTATCTCCTTTGCCGGAAAATTGTATTTCTTCTCCCGGACTCAATTCATCAGTTATTGATAAATTGTTTGCCTGAGCAAGTTCCATCAGGATCTGCAGTGTTCCTCCCTCTTGAATGGCCATATCCAATAATGATTGCCTTTGTAATACTCTACTCATAGTCTGCCTCTATTTTTATTGAATTATCATCTATTGTCAGATGCCGGACTTTCATCCCATCTTTGTTAAACTCTTCTCTAATCTTCCGCTTCCATACTGATTTATCTTCCTCGTCATGCAACATATCCGAGATGCCAACTCCTAACAATGGGTACTCCTTCAGCTCGCCCTTTTGTGCAACAAGGATAATGCTTTGATTTTGTTGCAGTGTTACACCTGTCTGTATAGAGCCATTGTCTATCAACAAATCTCCATCTTGCGGATTGAGTTGTATCCCATATTGTTTCATGATCCGTGTTTTATTGTTGTATTTTCGATATTTTTAAAATCTTCCTTTTCTGTAATTAACGACAAACCGGCTTTAATTGTGGTTTGCAACCCGGCTCCGCCATCTTGAGGGGTAGGAACTGCCTTATTCAAAGCATCAATAATACCGTCGATTCGTTTGGACATCTTTGACAGTTCTTCTTTCAAAACGTCTCCGTTTGCCATGGTATGCGCTGATTCTTGGAACTCTATTTTTTCAATCTCCGAAAATTGCACCACCGCCAAATCTCTTGCATTACCTCCTAAATCTGCTACCAAAACATTGCTGCCGACTTTCGGTGTTATCAATAGCTGCGACTTGTTGCACGCAGATTGTAATAATTTCACCCCGGTTAACACCAAAGTGTTTTTCTTTACAGTACATGTTGCTCCATCGACACCGGTGACTTCTGCTACAAAGAAATAGGAACGTTCTGCTCCGGCTATCTCCCTTATTACTTTCCTTATTTTTCCTGCGTTCTCCATGCTTATAACCTTTTGCCAAGTGAAACCTTTCGTACCCCTCCGCTTCGAGAAAATTCTACATCTACCGAAGTCACATAATAGATTCCGTTTTTATGCTCATACTCGCTATCTATTATTTCAACTTTATATCCTGCATCACAATACGGGATTAACCATCCTGTGATAGACCCCTCGTAGCCGGAATAGGTGTATTTTAACAACTCCTCTTCTGCCAATCGCTTCAAGCTCGCTTTGTCTGAAATGCCGGATGAACTCATGTCTAACGTGATTTTATCGCCTCCTGTCGAACCTACTTCCAGCTGGAAGTTTTTCCCTTCAGAATCTTTCCCTTTGACTATAATTTCTATTTTCCGATCCTCTTCGCTGAGGTATTTTAAATCCTCTTTTTCGATATTGCGTGAAAAGTCATACACAACACTGCCAAAGATTTTGCTATACTGTGGGTGAACATGCAAGGTGTTTTCTTTTAGATAGATGTCCGGATTTGCCTCTTCTTGCACTTTCTTCAATACATCATAACATGTCGCATTATTCACCACAAACTTGTCGTATGTAAAATCATAATCACAGTCGATATTCAGTTTTACCCCCTGACGCAAAAGCACTGTATCATTGCACTTTTGCAAAAGCGTTTTGACATTGATGTTTTTATATTCTGCATCATCCATGGCTATCCGATACAGATAGAGAGCATCTTCACACTCCAGCGTCAATCTCCCTCCATCGGTTCGGATGGCATTTAGGTAGCCTGAAAATTCTTCTGCGTTATTATCGTCATAACCCAACCGGATAAGCACCTTATCGCCTCGTTTTATCTTGCTTTCCACTTGCAATGCTTGATTGAATACCGAAGCCGGCAAAGTGATTTCTGCTGTATCCGAAAGTTGTTCTACGCTCCGTCGTACAACCACCTTGTCAACCATCTTGAGTTGATAGCCTCCAATTTGTATGTCGTATGTCATTCTATACATGATTCACTTCCTCTAATAAATCGTACAAATCGTCTGAATAGGCTTTTATTGTAAACATTTGATTCTCCATCCCTTTGGTAAATGGGAATGAAATGCTTTCTATGCAAATGCGGTCTATGCCATATTGAGAGTTGAGATAGTCGCATGTTATGGCAATGGATTCTTTTGCTTCTGCATAGCGTCTAAGCTCTTTAACGTAATAGTCCACTTCGTGATGTTCGTCGCTCATCAGAACTCCGGAGATGGAAATATCATAGTCATCCATGCTCCAGCGTTCTTTAATGCTTCCTCGTCTATTGCTCTTTGCCACATATCTGCGGGCAATGATATTTTTGTGTTCGATGGAGATAATGGGGTCGGTAGGCAACTTAAATCCATCTACATCCAACATGCCGGACAAATGGAAGATGATGGGTACCTGACTGAACTCGCGTTCCAATCCTTGTGCAGCTTGCGAAAGCCTTGAGCCTGAATTGGATGAGTATCCCTTGGCTGCATCCTCTCCTTTGACTACCAAAAGGGGTGGCATGGAGAATCCTATTGCAATGTCCGGAAACGAAATTATTGTCTCTTTCATCATCTTGCACTTTGTGCGGCAAGTAGCACTTGCAACAGTGCCTCTTCCACTTGTTTTACCATACTATCTCTGTTCTCATTGACTCCTCCATTAAAAACAATGTTTTCCACCATGGTACCCAAATGGATGTTGATGGTATTGTTTCTTGTTCCGCCGGTGGCAATGGCAGAGGTGTCTCTCTCCACTGTTTGAGGAACAGCGGTTGTGTCGGCTTCGGTCTGTCCGGATTGCATAAGCTGCTCCATTGTACCAACCGGAGGAATTATCTCCTCTTTTTTCTCCTTGGCTGCTCGCTCTGCAGCTCGTTCCGCCATCTTGCGCTCATATCCCTCCTTATAGGCCTCCTCAAAACTCTTTCCGCTGAATACCGCTTTAATGGCAGATCCTATACCGCTAAGGGTTGCGGCCAACTTATCACATTTTTGATAAACGTATGCAAAGAGCGAACCCAGTACAGCAATGGCGGCAACTACCCATCCGATAATCGGAATGTTCTTGATGGCAACTCCCACTGCCCTACATGCAGCTTTGGCAGAAGTGGCAAATGTGGCAAATGCTCCGCTCGCTATTGTGGCAAAAGTTCCGGAGGCTGTCCCGCCTACAACCAAAGATAATACATAAGCTCCCATGGATTTTAATGCACTGAAGATGCCAACCGTGGCAAAACGTATTACTGCTATTGCCGCCTGTAACTGAGATTGAACAAATCCTATCGACGCAATTTTCCCTAAAGCGAGTCTTTTGTTGTACAATCCTAAGATGTTGTTTGCTCCGGCCACTGCATTTCTCACACCGCCAAACAACTGAGAGATCTGTGGCAGAATGGCAATCACAGAGGTCATAGGAGTTACGATGTTGGCAAACTCGCCGATGTAGGCAATAACTCCGTTGGTGGCTTGAAACAAACTGATTTTTTGATTTTCTATCCAGTCTCTGATTTGTTCTAATCGTCCTGCCGTGGTTGCTCCGGCTCTTTCTGCTCCTTGATAGAATCGCTCCCCCTCTTGAGTTGCCGTCTGAAAGGCTTCTGCCAACTCTTCTGCAGAGATGCCTCCCGCACTCATTCTCTCTTTCAATTGAGCAATGCTTTCTCCCGTCTTTCTGCTGATGACCTCCAACGGGTTGAACCCTGCATTAATCATCTGCATCAGATCTTGTCCCATTAATTTGCCTGAAGATGTTGCTTGTGCAAATGCCAGAGCCAACGACTTCATCTTCTCTTTGTCTCCCAAGGCTATATCTCCGATGTTCTTCAACTTTTGAAAAGCAAAGTCGGCATCCAACCCAAACGACATCATTGTTTTTTGTGCCTCTAAAAGAGATGTGCGGTCGTATGGGGTGGCAGAACCGTAGCGGGTTATGCTTTCGGAAAGGCGTTCTGCCGCCTCTGCATTGCCATTGAGCAAGGTAAGCAAATTGGTTTGCTGCTTCTCAAACTCCAATCCGGCTCCTGCCAAGCTCTGAAATACAGAGGAGACATTGCCAGCAAGTTCAAAAGCTTGATTAAATGCAATAAGTCCTTCCGAAAATTCTTTCATAAACCTATACGCTCTGCTTGACTTTTCTCCAATAACATCAAACTGCTTGGCTATGTTAGTTAAAGAGACAGTGGCGTTCCCTCCAATATTAATTTGAAAATCTATCGAATTATTCATAACCAAATATTTGCATTTTAAATTTTAATTTTATACCTTGCTTTCGTTAACTTAAAGAATTACAATTATGGAAACGATTTTTGACATAACTATTAAGTTTCTCCAATTTTTATGTTGGTTGCTTGAACAAGGAACTTGGGGATTGATTGCATACTTGGTGATAATGCTTTCACTATTTTGCCTTGGTGTTTATTTTTGGTATTGTATTGCCAAGTGGAGTTCCACCGGAAGATCATTGTGGTGGTTTAAAGATTAGATTCTTCCTATCCTTTCCCAGCCTCCATTTTTCTGATTTGCTTCAATTGGGCAAATTTCTCTGCCCACTCTTCATCTGTAAGTTTTGCAGGGTCCAAGTGGAGGTAGTATTCCAAAAGGGTATTGATGAACCCTACCCAATTGGAATGAACATCACCCTCCGCCCTGCTTACAAGTTTTTTACTTCCACCTGTTTTACCTTAACCAACTGCTCCACCACACCTGCCGCTCCCAACATGTAATCTGCATTTTGATAGAAGATCTTTGAACCTCCCAGATGGCAAGATTTAAGGATGTGTTCCAGCATCTCCAGGTTCTTTCCGCTCTGTTGCAATGTCATGGCATAGCTGAGTTCCTGCCTTGTCGGTTTTCGGAAATAGGCTGTGTGTTCATCGGCTTTTGCCTCCACCACCTGAGTGTACTTCTCTTTCCACTCGGCAATATTCTTTTCTGTTACATTCTCTGTCATGATTATTCCTCTTTAGATTATGCCACCTGATTCTTCAATCGCAAGAAGATGAATGGGAGCGATACCTCCATAAACTTATCACCCTGCGACATCTCTTTGGGAGACTCCGTAAACTGGATGCCTTGCAATACATCGGTGATCATCACATCTCCATTGGATGGATTGCCATAGCATACCACCGCATCCAAAGAGAGAGAAAGAATACTTTTGTCTTTGCTGTTGGCAATCAATGTCTCCAGTTCGCTCTGCGAAAGAGTGATTTCACCCTCGTAAGAGATATTCCCCTTCTGGATGGAGTGCGGCTTGTTTCCTTTGCCATAAATCACCTCTTTCTCTTGCTTCTCAGAGTACTTTACTCCCCTGATACCTGTAATGTCTTTGCCACCCAATACCAACGTAATGTCGGCAAACTCATATTCTCTACTGTTAAACATACTTTAAATACTCTTTAAATGATTATTAAACCGTGGTTTGAAAACCCAATTTCACATCAAAATACTTCGCATAGCCGTAAGGTCTTACCCTTATCACTACGTCCAGTTTGGAGGTGGCCACAATATTTTGATTGTAATCCACATAGCAACTTACGCCGGTGTCGGCATCATTGGTTTGGTCGTTCCCGAGATTGCCGTATGCCGTCATGTTATTCTCAATGGCTCTCTCCACCGCCGATTGCAAATTTTTGCAGATGGCGGCAGGTATTTTACCCTCTTCCGTAACGGCAATCTCTTCGCCCAATTCGTTCACCAAAGTTTGGTAAGCGATACGATAAGCTTTGTCGATTACTCGCCTGCGAGGCAACAATGCGTAGTCGTCTGTCTCTTCGGTAGCCAACTTGTCATCGCTGTAGTAGTAACCGGCTTTTCCCACAAATGTGCGAGGGCAAATAAAACCTTTGTCATTGATTACGGATGGTTGTCCATTCTCTGCAGATTTCTCACCCAAATAGAGAGTAGTAG